AACCAGTTGAAGGCGGTGATGAACTTCTTGTACCTGCGGGATCAGTTCCAATTGATGTTGCAATCGAGCAAGCCCGCAATCCCGCACCTATGTTCGGAGCGTTTGCAACTGAACCAAAAGAACAAAAGGCAGACAAATGCCCTGAAGGGTCGCACTATATGCCACCTGATGCAGACCATCCCGAAGGTTGGTGCATGGAAGGCAACACGCATCAAACCTATTCAGCAGAAAAAGCGGATGGATGCGTTTCAAGCAAGGTGTCAATCTTGATGGCTGAAGGGTATCCCCAAGATCAAGCGATTGCGATTGCGTATTCAATGTGCGGAAAGAAAGAAGAAGCGACTGAAACGAAGCACGCAGACGATTGCGGATGTGGCAAAGAGCTTGTGTCGTGCCAGAAGTCGTTATTTGAAAGCCATCGTTCTTTGATTGGCGTGAAGCGTGCGCCTGTTGACACAGGAAATGCAGACTATTTGCGAGTAATCAAACAGAATGAACAATTCATCGACACATTTTTTGATGGCTTGACTTCTGTGTTCACCGATCAAATCAACAATTTTCTTGATACAGGAATGAGCGACTTGGCTTTGTGGAACGACGATGCTGTTTCAAGACTTGAAGGATTGTCGTCCGATTTTGTGCAAGAAGTGATGAAGCAGTCAGGGCAACAGGAGCTTGACCGCCTTGTTCCTGATATGGAATTGAAGTTCGACTTCCTTGATCCAAACCTTGCAAACGCACTGGACGACTACACAAGCCAATTGAACACGACTTTGCGGGAAGGCACGCAAAGAGAACTTGACAGGAAGATTGCAACAGGCGTTCGCAACGGTCTTGGAACGGATGAAATTAGAAGAAGTATTGAAGGGCTGTTGGTTGAGGAAGGAACTACAGGTGTTATTCCAATTCGCGCAAGGGCTGAAATGATTGCACGAACAGAAGTTGCAATGATTCACGAAGATGCAAAGTTGCAAGCATGGAAAAAGTCAGGTGTTGTGACAAGGAAGCAGTGGCAAGTATCCGCAGGAGCTTGCGAATCATGTCAAGAACTTGGACGATTGCAACCATACCCGATTCTATTGGACGAGCCGTTTGCATTGTCAGGACAGCAAGTCGGCAAAATCAAGGTCTGGCGAACGATGATGACCGCACCATTGCATCCGAATTGTCGATGCGGAACGATCGAAATACTAGGTGATGAAACAGAAGAAGAAAGAGAATTGGCAGGAATCAAAGACCCAATTTTTGATTCATTAGATAGGCTCGAAGGTCAATTGGCAAGCGGGCAAATATCACCAGAACAATTGCAAGAACAACTCGACAAAATAAGAGGAAACTAAAATGGCGAACGATAAAATAGATATGAAAGATTACAGTGTCACTTCAACGGCAGACATTCCAAGCCGTTCGGTGATTTCAGTAATTAGCACAAGCACGATTGACGAAGAAGGCGAAGTCATTCTTCCAAGAGGAGTTCAAACAGCTCGTTTTCAAAAGTCGCCTGTCGTGTTCTACAACCACGACTACAGCGACCCTGTGGCAACGTGTGAATACATCAAAATAAACGATGACAACTTGATCGCATCAACACACTTCCCCGAACGACCAGAAAGCCACGTTGGAGAATGGCGACCCGACACCGTTCTTTCAATGGTTGCTTCTGGTTTATGTCAAGGCGTATCAATCGGCTTTTCGTATATTGAAACAAGAGAACCAACAGGCAAAGACCGACAGCAATTCAAAAGCACAGGCAACGAATTGCGCAGGGTTGTCAGCAAATCACGCTTGCTTGAATACTCGTTTGCGCCACTTCCAATGAATGAAGATGCGCTTGTTGTTGCTGTTCAGCGTGGATTTGTCAACATAGATGGAACACTGAATGAACAAGCAATCAAATCTTGCAAGCTTGAATTAAATGGTGGCAGTCAAAGAAGTGTTCGGTTGATCCCACAAAGGTCATTAAAATTGAAGGCAATTGACACCGACAAGATGACACGAATCGAAATACAACGCCTACAAGGTCGGGTTTATTGACTCGCCTTGATAGAATAAAACCAATAGTTTGTCGCAATGATGGCAATGAGCCGAAGCGTAAGCGGGTCGGATATCAAATCAAAGCAGGGCAATTCGTACACAGAACCTTTTTAGGAAACTAGAATAATGAATCGTAAACAACTTTTACACTCAATTCGTAATCTCTCAAAAGAGCAATGCGAACAATTGGGCGTTGAAGCACCATTCAAAGGACAAGGCGGATTGAAAGCCGTTGAAGCATGGCTTGGCGATGCAACCCTTTTGGATGCTGACGGAAACGCATTACCACTCGAAGCAATCTTTGAAGATGGCGACCCCGCAGAAGTATCACTTCACGCAGGAATGCCAATGATGGATGAAGTCGAAGAAGCAACCGAAGAAGCAAGCGAAATTGTCGCTGATGAAGAAGCCGTTCAAGAAATGGTCACTTTGTCCGTTCGCAAAGAACTCGCAAAGCGCAAGCACCTTGCACTTCCAAGAACATCAGGAATCACAATGCAAAGCAACAGAAAATGCGCAAAGCAATTTGCAAGTGCTGAAGATCAATATCTTTCAGCTCAATGGATTGGCGCAAAACTACTTAAACAACCAAGTTCAATTAAATGGTGGAACAACAATGCTCCATCTGGCTTGAAAGCTCAAAACGAAGGTACTGCAACTGCGGGCGGAAACTTAGTTCCCGATCCACTTGGCGATTCAATCCTTGCAGTTTGGGGCGAACACGGCTTGGTACAAAAAGTCGCACGCACATTCCCGATGACAAGCGACACGCTTTCAATTCCCTCACTCACCTCAGGTTCAACGACTTATGTAGTAGACGAGGCTTCATCAATTTCAGAAAGCAGTGCTGTGTGGGGCGCTGTGAACGCGGTCGCCAAAAAGCGCGCTTCCCTGATGAAGTGGAGTGCGGAGCTTGGCGCCGATGCTCTCTGGTCAATGGCTGACACGCTATCTGATTATATGGGTCGAAGCATGGCACAAAAAGCTGATAATGAGTTTATTACAGGAGACGGTGGTGCTTCCTTCGGTGGCGTTACAGGTCTAAAAAATAAGGCTCACTCATTCGTAACAGGTGCGGGCGATACATGGGCAGAACTTACACTTGCAAACATCGTTTCAACTGTTGGCTTGCTTGATGACAAGTACCACGCAGGTGCTTCATTCATCATGTCACGCCAGTTCTATGCTTCCGTTGTTCTTCGAGTAATCGCGGCGGCGGGTGGCAATACAATCGATTCCATCGGAATTGGTAGTGGCGGACAACCTCAATTGCTCGGATATCCTGTTCACTTCAGTGATCAAGCACCGATCGCAACTGCGGTTGATATCGATACTATGTACTTTGGAAATTGGATGGATGCTTGCGTATTCGCAGACCGTCAAGGTATACAAATCGCAACTAGCGATCATGTAGATTTTGCGAGTGACCAAATCAATATCCGTGCAACATCACGATATGACATTCAAGTTCACGATGGTTCAGCATTCGTGGCACTAGCAACTGCTTCTTCCTAATCTTAGGAATAAGCTTTGAACATACGGTGGGGTTGGGCATTTGCCCGACCCCGCCACAATGTTCGACAAATAAGGGAAAGCAATGGCGACATCAGCAACTTCAATAACATCTTTGCAATCATTGAAAAGATATATGCGTTTGACCAGTTCAGACGATGACAGATTGTTGACGGAGCTTCTTGACAGCGCAACAAACAGAATTGAACAATTTTGTCAACGCACTTTCATTGCAAAAAACTACAAGCAGTTCATAAGCGGATCGGGAACAGGCACATTGTCGCTTCCGAATTACCCTGTGACTGCAATCAGGCGCATGGCATGGGATAGGCAAAACGCCATTTCAGTCACAGCCAACACCGCAAGCGATTTGCGGGCAACAGTTGAAGTTCAAGATGACCAGATCGTCTTGAAAAGATGGGATTCTTCTGGCACAGAAGTTGAAACATCTTTGACTTTTGCGACTTATCCAACAACGACTGCAATGGCAACACAGATCACAGCGACATCAGGATGGTCAGCAACGGCAAACACCACAACGCTTTGTGATGAGCTTATGCGACAGGGCGGTCAAGATGCTTTGACAAACGCAGGGCAGTTGTATTACATGAAATCGACTGAATCCGACTATCGTGTCGATGAAGAAACAGGTCGAATCGACTTGCTCACAGGTCAATTTGAATCACAATGGTATCCATACGATCCAAACGCAACATCATTTCCAAGAGGTTCGCACAACATCTTCGTTGACTACACTGCGGGTTACACTCAGAACGACAATGTTCCGATGGCATTGCAGGAAGTAGCGTGGGAATTGGTCGCAACTTCATACAACCAATCACGCCACGATCAAACAGTGGCAAGTGAATCGTTAGATGGATACTCGTATTCGACACGATCGCAAGTTGATTTGCGGGATGATCAGATGGAGCGGATGTACCCATACAGAAGGAATGCTGAATGAGCTTGACTAGCATGATCCAATCATTGGGCGTGTCATGCGACATTCATGGCGTGGCTGAAACAGTTGATGCGGGCGGTTTTCCGATTCGCACATACACGCTGAAGCAAGCGAATGTCGAAGTTGCAATCTTCCCATCATCAGCAGACGAGGTGGTCGAAGGTGGGCGACCCCGTGGCAAGATATTTGCACGAGGGTATTTGCTCCCGACAATTGATATCACGCATACTGATCGAATCATCTTTGCAGATTCAGACACAGGCACAACACGCACTTTTGAAGTGACAGGTTCAAGGCGTTCATTGATGCTTCATCAGGACAATCATATGCAAAAGCGAATTGTCGATTTGATAGAGGTTGAATAAATGGGCGTAAAAGTCGAACTAAAACTTGACGAGTTTGAAGATAAGTTCATGCAAGCTGTTGGTCTTGAAATGGTCAAAGCAGGGAAGGTGTTCAGAAGAAACATTCAAACCGCCTTGATAACAGAAGGCAAGTCACCGCCCGCATCGCCAGACGGATCGAAGATTCCATATGCAGACACAGGAAATCTTGCAAATCAATGGAAGGCAAGCCATCAAGCAAAGCGCACCAAGGCAAAAATATCGGTTGCCGTTGGTACGAATATTATGTATGCAAAGTGGCTTGTGTTCAAGACAGGCAAAGGGCGAAGGAATTACCTTGACGGTCGGCTTGCGTGGCGAAGAAAAACAAATGAAATGATGCTGAAACGATTGGATGTGAAGCGTTTGATTGCTTCAGCAGTTCGGAGTTTGAAACAATGAGCCAAGCAATAAAAACAGCCCTTTATACAAAACTCACAACCGACCAAACCGCAAGTTCTGTGTACACCGCAGTCGGTGGGCGCATCTATGAACTGCAAGGAAAAGATGATGACCCGTTGCCGTTGCTGACATACGAAGTCACATCATCCCCAATTGCGGGATTGTACAACGGAACTGTGATCGAGAAGTCACAAGTCATCCTGACAATCTACGGTCACAGGCGATTAGGCGCACAAGCTGTCGGAGACATCGAAGCCAAGTTGTTCACATTGTTGAACCAGACAACACTTGCGCCCACTGGTTACGATAGTAACACGGTGATGATATGTCTTGACCGTGATCGCAGGAACGTGTTTGACGAGATAATCACTTCCGAATCTATATACGCAATTGATGCAACAACAGCTTAACAAGAGGAAAAAACAATGGCAAGAATAGTAGGTAACGAAGGCGCGGTTGCATTTGCAACACATAATCTTACAGCAAACGCATGGTCAATGACAATCAGTAGGGTTGTCAATGACGTTACTGCATATGGTGATGCATCAACAAATGTTCGTGGTGGTGTGCCGACTTATACAGGAAGCGTTTCAGGTTTTATGGATGATTCATCTGCACCTAATTTGGGCAATGCAACAACTGATTATTGGGAAACAGGTGACACAGTTGCATTAACTTTGACCGCGCAAACAGGAAACACTTGGAATGGAACGGCTGTTATATCAGGCGTTTCCGTGTCATCTTCAAAAACAGGTGATGCAACAATCTCATTTGATTTTACATTCACAGGCGATGTGACTGAAACATGGGGTTGATGAGTGATTGTGTTTTGTGTTATGCTTAACACATGAAAAATCAAAGAATAGAAGTGATGACCACCGATGGCAACGCTTGGCTTGGGCGATTAAGTCCACGACAAATGATTGCTGTCGGTGATTGTCTGTGGTCGGCAAAGAGAAAGCGATTGATTCAAGACATGAAAGATGCGGAAGTCGATTCTGCGGAACGCATGAAATCACTTGAAGCGCATGATGGAAAGCGTGGCTTGATGTCTGAAATCATCGGTCATGCGGTCACAACGCACGGTGCGCTTGAAATCATTGGCGAGGCAACCAAGTCTGAACACGCTGAAAATGCTGAAGGATTGCCAGACAATTTTGACGGCACTTCCGAAGATGCGATCAGGATTGCCCTTGAATTGATTGGCACAGAGCTTTCATTTGAAGATGAATCAGATTCAAAAAAAAAGAAGTAGTTGAGCAACGACCCCGATGGGTCACAAACTCAGCATTGCTTGCACGGTACTTTCCTTCATTTGGAAACCCGTTGGATATGCCAATTGACTTGTTCTTGCTCTTGCTTGATAGAATTGAATACATAAGGCGCATTGAATCCGATGCACCTATGAACGACAGAGAGTATGTCGAGTTCATGGCTGAGTTCAACAAATTTGAGGAATAACAGTGGCAGAAAACATCGGAAAAGTACAAATTGCGATCGAGGCGCAAACGGCAGAATTGAAAAAGGGTCTTGCTTCTGCGGAACGAGCTGTCAAAGATTCCGCAAAGAAAATGGAACAGACAACCGAATCGCTTGGTCAAAAGGCGGAAAAGTCATGGACTGAGTTTGCAAGCAAGATGGGCGTTGTTCAGCAAATCGGTGCGATTGCGCAACAGGTTTGGAACGGTCTTGATGGTGTATTGTCAGCAGTAACCGACAGTTCTGCAAACGCAAGCCAAAAACTAACAGGCGCAATGGATGCGATTGAACAAGCGGGCATTCCTGTTGTGTCGCAGTTCATGGCGATTGGGCGTGGCATTTATGGTTGGATATCAGGTGAAAAGGCTTTGCGTGCTGAGATAGCGCAACGAACTGCGCAGTTGCAACAAATATCCGCAAGGCAATTAAAAGGTCTTGAAGAACGTCAGGCAAAAAGAAATGCTTTGACTCAATCGACTGATAAGTTTTTAAAGGCATTAAAAGACGAAGCTGAAATGGCAGGACTTGCCACTGATAGGGAACGGCTACTTTTAAAACAACAACAAGAACGACACGCTTTGACAGAAAGCTTCAACAAGCAAATGAAAGAAGCGAGTAGAAAAGCAACAAACGATTACATCAATGAAGAGAAAAGAAAGTTTAAAGAAGCCGAAGAACTGTTCAGACAAAAGCAACAAAGAGAATTGAAAGCGTTTGACGAAGCACTTGGCAAGACCGAAGAGCCTGTCACTGACGATTCAAAGGTTCAAGCAAGAACCAAAGAACTTGAAATACAATTGGAGATTCTTGAAGCAAAGAAGAAAGGCGATGAAGCCGAGGCAAGACGGGTCGCAATTGTTGCAAAGTTTGACAAGATGAGACTGAATGCAACCAAAAAGCAAATTGAACTTCTTGACCAGATGCAAGCAATCGAACTTGAAAATATAAAGATAAAGAAGGAAGACCCGACATTGAAGGAAACTTCAACGGGCAGTCCAAGGACAGCAAGCATTTCAACAGCGATTGGCTCTTTCACTGTTGCTGAAGGCAGTCGAGAACAAAAGAAGCAGACAAGCCTTCTTGAAAAGATAGCACGAAGCAACGAGGTGGTTGCAAGAAAAATGTCCGATTCTAATTCTGGTATTATTCCCGCAAGGTAGGAAACAAATGACAGTACAAATATTTGAAAAGCTTGACGGAACAAGAACAGGAAGTATTGATGCTTCGTCTGGAACAAGGACGTTGACGAAGAATTACTTTGTCACAGGAACAAACGATATCAATGTTGCAATTGCAAAGGTTGATACAGAAGTTCCATTGTTTACAACAACACAAATCGGCACAAGCCACAATGGCGTTCAATCGTTCAATGTATATGCCCGATACTACGGAACAAGAAGTTGGACTTTGCTTCAAGGTGAAACCGAAGGTTGGGATTTTGCTTTGACATTTTCAACCGCACCAGATGCAGGTCAAGGCATTCCAGACGAAGAAGGTGGCGGAGACAATGTTGAATGGATCGCAACACAAGGCGACACAAGAGCGACGACAAAAGCGGTCTATCGTGCCGAATCATCTTCATTTGTTCCTACTGAAGTAAACAATCCGTCTGTTGCACTTGACATAGGTGGCAAGAAGATTGATTCAGGTGGAACGCCCACAACCGTCACCGCAATTGATAGGCGTTTCAATACAACGCACAAGCTGATTGACTTCCCTGCGATTCAAGCATTTTCAGATCTTGTTGGGATGCGCAACAATGATGCGTTTGACGGTGCGCCAAAAGGCACGGTTTTATACCTTGGTTTTTCGTGGGCATACGATCAGGGTTCTGGATTATGGGTTGTGACACATCAGTTTGCAGTAGACAAAAAGACGTTTCATGCAGAACAAGTTGCAAAGACTGATCCGCAAGGCGATGTCATACCAGACAAAGAAAACATTGAAGGCGAAGAAATGTGGAGAGCAAAGCACGTTTATTGGGTACAACCGTTTGAGATGGGCGACTTTGATCCACTTCCACAATTTGCAGAAGGTGGTTAATTCATGACACTTCCAAAAATCAACCGAATGAAGTTTGGTGTAATCGATGAAGTGTACATGAACACTTTGTCGGATGCTGTTGACGAGTTCTTGAACATGAAACCTGCATTGCAAGAAGCAATTGCACGATCGTCAAAAGTAAAGTCACGCCCGTTCTTCGCCAGAATTACAAAGGTAACAGCAAGCGACAAGATTGATTTGTTGCGTTTTGATGGAACAACGAGTGCGAACACACCTGTTTCGTGGGTTTATGAATGGGAGACAAGACAGCTTGAAACGGTTGATGAAGAACAAGTGACATGGGGAACAACGGAAACCACGATCACAAGTCAAGATGTTTCAAATACTGTTGAATTGAGTGATGAAATAGTGTCAGGAATTGCAATCAATCTTGCAGAACAAGGCAATGTTGCAACATACGAATCAGAAGGCATTGTTTTTGGTGTCAATGTCAAGGGTGAAATCTATCCTGCGGGCTTTACTCCAAAGGGCGCAAATGTTGGTGATGTCGTCTGGCTTCACAAAACAGTTTCAATGGATGGGTCGATCGTGTTCTTTTTTGATAGACAAGGAACGCATGATGGGAACTGTTCATGACTTTGCAACGACTAGCTTGCAATTGTAAATGCAACGCTGAATCAAGTGGCAATTGCGGTGAATACACGAATTGCGCAACACAATTGAAACTGACATATGCTTTTCCCTCGTTTACAGCAAAGGCGGAGTATGGCACAACAGTTGGAACATCAACTGCAAGTGTTTCAGCCTATTCAGGCAACTTGCAAATGTTCACAAGTGATGCGTGTATCTTGAATACTTGCTTGTATCAAGGAATAAAATCAGACAATTGCGCTGAAGAAATAAGATGCCACACTGAAGCGGGGTTTCAAGAGCCAACAAATCTAGCGGTCAATTGTTGGCATGGTGACATCTATGAAGATATAAAAGTCGAAGGATACGAAGAACCACAGCCAAACATTTTTTTTCAGCCACCTCCTGTTCGTTTTTGGAACAACTGTGATTGTGTAACACAATCAACAGCCGATGGATTTTATTCGGCTGAAATTAAGCCCGCCTATCTTCGGCATGAAACAAGATCGGAAAACTATTGGTGTCAATGTAGTTTAAATTGTGGCAATGCAAGCGCAGACAATTATGGTGGATTGTGTTCGGACTGTTATTCTGGATATCACAAACTGATGTATCGTGGCGCAGTCAACAGAATGACTTTTGCAAAGCTTTTGTATGTTGGCAACACGCCTCATTGTTACGGCGATGACGGCTTTCCGAATCCTGTCAACCAGACACTTGACCAGAACAGATGGTATATTGCAATAGGAACACAGATTGGTACAGGCGCAGTTTCAAGGCAAAGAAATTGCCAAGGCAATTGGGGTTCTTTTCAATACTACGTTGGTTGCCCGCAGACAACAGATTGCACAAGTTGTCGTGTGAATGATAGAGGTGAATCGTGGAAATGTAGTGGATTCAATGATTATCGTGATTTTATGTGTAGCGGAACAGATGCACAATTTTGCGATCCATCTACTCGTTCGTTGTATGAACTCGCTTCGATATGGGCATTGCCAACATCGATTCAGGATTGCAAGGATTTGGTTGGGGTTACAAGTTCAACAAGCGGTGTTGCGTTGGCAAGAAGATACTGCCCGATATCAAACGGCGCATATGGAGCTGATGCAAGAAATATAGGTAGCACGCCAAGCGCAATAACTTATAGTGAATCTGGCTTTGAATGCTCTTCGTGGTCGATCGGTGATGCCTAAAATGAAGCTTCCTTTTTTTAAAGAAAAGCCTGTCAAGTGCGCACTGTGGCGACCCGTTAAACGTGGCGAAGAATGTTGTTGCGGTTGTGAAGGTATGTGCATTGCCAACGCAATTCCAAGTCCAAGGATTATTGATTGTCAAAGATGTTCCGCAAACACGACAAAGCCAAATCATTATTGGGTTCAGGGTTTTGACTATTCAACATTAAAAAAACCATTGTTCAAAAGGGTACTTTCCTACTTTACAGCAGAAGCATCGCTTGCTCTTGAAGGCAAAGTCAGCAAGAAAATATACAAACAACGAATGGAAGCTTGCAAGAATTGTGAACACCTGATCGAGACGGAAGATTCGGTCGGTCATTGTGGTGAATGCGGTTGCGGTTCTACTTCAAAGCGTGCGGGGTTGACCGTCAAAGGTACAATGCCAAGAGCAACTTGCCCGATGGGGCGATGGAATACATGAAATAAAGAGGTGATTTAAATGGGCGTTTCAACAACATGGACAGGCGGAGCAGGTGACGGCAATTGGGATACAAGCGGAAACTGGTCGAACAATGTTCCTGTTTCCGCAGGAACAGCCGTCATTGATGGAGCTGTGAGCATCACAGGTGGCGCACCTTCGCAACCTGATGTCCAAAGAATGTACGTTGCTCAAACTTACACTGGCGCAATAGGATCGTCTGGAACACCACTTGAAATCGATTGTTCAGAAGTGTCGATAGACAACAGCTCAAGCGGTTCAACACATTATCTTCACTTAACAGGTGCAACACACGCATCAAAAACAGTCATGGTTGATGGGTTGAAATCAGGAAACGCATTGTATTTGTCAGGCGATCTTGATTTGGTCGTTGTTGAATCAACTTTCCTTGGCGTTATGTATCTTGGAAACTCGGCTTCAAAAACCGCAGACATCAAAGATTTGACAATCTTGACAACTGCGGGAACAGTCAGCGCAGAAATTGTTGCAAACTTTGCTTTCAGGACAGGTTCAACAATTTATCAAACCGCAGGAACTTTTAACTTGTCTGAAAACTTCGGACAAGATTCAGTGTTCACAATGTCAGGCGGAACACTTAATGTTGCCGAATGGACTTTGGTATCAGGCGACACCTTGATCGTGAACGGTTCAGGCGCAACAGTAAATTGGAACGCAGGATCGACAGGCTTGACACCTTCATCTGTGAATGCCGTGAATACAATCAGAATGGTTGACGGCTCATTCTCAACTACAGCAAATGAAAAAGCATATGTTGGATTTGGAACGATCACGCAATACGGTGGCACAATAGATTTACAATCATCATTCCCGAATATTGAAATCAATACAGCTTACAATTCATATGCGGGTTCATTCAACTTCCCGAAACAATCAGTCATTACAACAACTGCGAAGTAGTTCTTGTTTTGTTTTGGGTAGGGTATTTGTTCTAGCCAGAAGAAGTTTGATCATGAAACACCATTTTTGGAACAATAAATGAAGCGGGCAAGATTTGTTGCATTCAGTTGTACACATTGCCCGTATCAATCTGAAGATGCAATCGACAATCTAATTAAAGAAATTAAAGGTCGCAAGATAACGCATGCATTACATTTAGGCGATGTCATAGAAGGCAAAGCTAGTAGTCAATGGAAAGATGATCCAACACAACATTCATTGCATGATGAATATCTTTGTGCAAGCGATATGCTCAAGCGCATCCGCAAAGCGTTGCCAAGTGACTGCGAGTTGGTTGCAATGGACGGAAATCACGATGACAATGTGCAGAAGGCAGGACGTATTCAACACGACTTGCGTTCATTGCTTGATCCACGAAACCTTGATGGCATCAAAGACGAGTTCAAAAGATGGAAGCACGTTCCATATCGACACGGCAAGATCGGAACGTATCGG